ACCCTGGGTTTTGTTATGTTAAGGTGTGCCGGCGGCATCTTCCTTCTCCGCTGGCGGGCGGTTCATCCTTAGAACGGCAGAGGCGGGAGCTGATGAGCCATTGAACAGAGCGCCGGAAATAGAAACGTTCTACACATCATGGACCTGGCGGAAATGCCGGAAGGCGTTTGCTGAATCAAAAGGCAACCTTTGTGAGCGCTGCCTGAAGCGCGGGATCATCGAGGCCGGGTCAAAGGACAGACCGCTGGAAGTTCACCACAGGACGCCGCTGACGGCTGACAATGTCACAGATCCGAACATCGCGCTGGCCTGGTCCAACCTCGAACTGTTGTGCAAATCTTGTCATGATGAAGAGCGGGATCGGAAGGCGAAACGCTGGGCGATAGGCCCGGACGGTCGGGTCCGCATATAGCCCCCTTGGTCGGGACGCTGGCCGCGTTGGCCGCAGGGCCGCGGGTGAGGTCCAAAAAAAGCTCCATAGATGCGCGTAACCCCCTACCACTTTGCGAGAGAGGAGGCAGAGATATGGCTAAATCCGATATAGTTGTAACGATTAAGGTAAGAGAAGCTGATGAAGTTGCCAGGCTTCGGCAGCTGTATCAGGCGCTGCCTCCGAAACAGCTTGCTTTGGCTGAGGGTCTGATTATCCAGGCGGCCCGGCTACGTGTCCGGCTTGACAAACTGTGGGCTGAACTTGAAGAAAAGGGTGAAACGGAATGGTTCACACAGTCAGAAAAGACGGAACCCTATGAAAGAGAGCGCCCGGCGTCCAGAACGTTCACAGCGACAGATAAAAGCTATCAGAGCATTATTAAACAGCTGAATGATATGCTGCCTGATGATGAGGTTGACGAAGATGATGATCTGAGCGAGTTCAGGCCATGAATGAAGATAACGCAATCTATACATACTATCAGGGAATCCAGGATGGCAGTATTACTGTTGGCAAATGGATTCGGATGTTGTATGAGGTGATCATTGATGGCCTTGAAAGCGGACGTTGGACGTTTGACCAGCGGCGGGCAAACTTAGCAATTGGATTTATTGAGAAATACTGTCATCATTACAAAGGAAAGCTCGCACCAAACCGGATCAAGTTAAGCCTTTGGCAAAAAGCAGCACTCAGCCTAATGTTTGGTATCATTGATGCTGACGGTGTCAGGCAATTTACTGAATGTATGCTTGTTGTTGGCAGAAAGTGCGGGAAAACGCTTATTGCAGCCGGTATTCAAACATATTTTGCTTATGCAGCTGGGGAGTACGGATCTGAAATATATTTTCTTGCTCCTAAATTAGCACAAGCTGATTTGGCTTTTTCTGCGTTGGAATTTAATGTAGATCATGAACCGATGCTTAAGAGAAAGACAAAGAGCACAAAGACCCGCGGTCTGTACATCAAGGAATCAAACACGACCATTCAGAAGTTGCCGTTTGCTGACAAGACAAGTGACGGATACGGGCCGATGAGCTGGGTTGGTGACGAGGGCAGCAGCTGGGTCGGTGATAAAGGATTAAAACAATGGGAAGTCATGGTATCCGGTACTGGTGCACGTGAAGAACCGCTTGGACTTATGATAAGCTCTGCCGGATATGTAAACGAAGGTATCTATGACGAGCTGTTCCGAAGAGGGACAGCTTTTTTGATGGGGAACAGCCAGGAAGAACACTTCCTGCCGATCTTCTACACAATAGATGATCAGAAAAAATGGGACGATCTTAACGAATTGCAGAAGAGCCTTCCAGGACTTGGTAAAAACCCAAGTGTCAAGTTTGTTCTAAAGGAGATTGCGACCGCAAGGGAGAGCCTGAGCAAAAAAACAGAGTTCCTCACAAAATATTGCAACATTAAACAAAGCAGCAGTCAGGCGTGGTTCAGATCTGAAGACGTTCAGAAGATGTTTGGGCATCGGATGACGCTTGAACAAATGGCAAATCATTATGTTCTTGCCGGCGTGGACTTATCTCAAAGCACGGATTTAACGTCAGCCTGTATCCTATGCGAGAAGAACGGGATTATTTGGGTTCATTCTCATTTCTGGTTGCCGCGCAACCGGATTGAAGAAGCGACGCGCCGGGATGGTGTTCCATACCAGATCATGATCGAAAAAGGGTTCATGTCAACGTCCGGTGAGGAATTCATTGATACGAATGACGTGCTGAACTGGTTCAAGTCACTGGTAAAGGATCGCAAGATCTACCCACTTCAGGTCGGGTACGACAGATACAGCGCTCAGGAATGGGTTCAGCTGATGGAGAAAGCGAGCTTTCACATGGAAAGCGTTTTCCAGGGCTGGAACCTGACCGGCATTGAAGACACATTCGAGGGGATGCTCCGGGAGGGCCGTATCCGGGACATGGATGATAATGACCTGCTGAAAATCCACATGATGGACGCGGCTCAGCAGATTGAGACCGGTACTTCCGCACATCCGCGGAAGAAACTTGTGAAACTTAGCAAGAATGCACACGTTGACGGGGTGGCCGCCATTCTGGACGCAATGTGCATGAGGGCAAACCACTGGGCAGAAATGGGCAAGCGCCTGATGAACGGCGGAGGATGAGAACATGGGACTGATGGAGAGACTTTTCGGGAGGCGGGTCAATGATGAGCCCGTCAAGCTGAAACAGGCGAAAACGTTCCAGATGCTGGACGGGTATATACCTGCCTTCCATACATGGAACGGCTCGATTTTTGAGAGTGACCTGATTCGGGCGGCGCTGGACGCGCACGGTAGGCACGCGGCAAAGCTGAAACCGGAAATGGATGGCAGCGCAAAGCCGAATCTGCGGGGCCGCCTGGCAATCATGCCGAATGAGTTCCAGACTTGGCCGCAGTTCCTGTACCGGGAAGCCGTGATCCTTTACGCGAGGAACACGGCTTTTATTGTGCCAACGCGGGGCGAATACGGGGAGCCAAACGGCGTGATCGGCATCGTCCCGGAACGTTGGGAACTGGTCGAGTATAACGGTCAGCCTTATATCCGGTTCACGCTGAAGAACAACAAGCGCCTGGCTGTGGAGCTCTGGCAGGTGGGTATTCTGACCCGGTACCAGTACGAAAGCGAGCTTTTCGGCGAATCGAATGAAGCTATGAAGGCCGTGCTGGATCTGATCGAGATGCAGCGCCAGGGAATCACGGAAGGCATCAAAAACGGCGCCTCCTACCGGTTCAGCGCACAGAGTGACAACTGGGCTACGGATGAAGACCTTGCGGAGGAGATGCAGCGTTTTAACCAGTTCACCTTCCAGAACAAAAAGACATCCGGCGGCCTGGTCCTGTTCCCGAACACATACACCAATGTTCAGCAGCTGAAGCAGGAAGCGTACAAGGTGGACGCCGACCAGCAGGATCTGATCAAACAGAACGTGTTTGATTATTTCGCTGTCAATGAGGATGTTATTCAGAACAAGACTTTCGGTGATGCCTGGCTTGCGTTCTATGAAGGCGCGGTCGAATGGTTCGCTATTCAGCTGAGCGAGGTACTGACGAAAATGCTGTTCTCTGAACGGGAGCGGCAGTTTGGCAACCGGATTTGGTTTACGTCGAACCGTTTGCAATATATGAGCAATGCGGACAAGCTGAACGCAATCAGCACCTTTGCGGACCGGGGCCTGATGACTCGAAACGAGCTGCGGGAGATCATGAACCTTTCGCCGCTGCCGGATGAAATCGGGAACCAGATCCCGGCGCGGGGCGAGTATTACGACGTGGTGACGGAAACAGAAAATGGAGGCGATAATAATGACGGGGAATAAAGAATGCAGGTCTTTTAATTTTGAGGTGCGGGCTGAGGAAAACGAACAGCACGGCACTTTCATTACCGGCACGCCGATTGTCTTTGACCAGGCAACGGACATGGGATGGTATCAGGAGACGATTGACCGGGACGCGCTGAATGATACAGACCTCCGGGACGTGCGCTTCCTGGTGGGCCACAATACCAGCATGATCCCGCTGGCCAGGAGCCGGAACAATAACGAAAACAGCACCATGCAGATGACCGTTGATGACAACGGCCTGAATATCCGTGTTGATCTGGACACAGAGAACAACGCGGAAGCCAAAGCGCTCTATTCCGCTGTGAAACGCGGGGACATGACCGGTATGTCCTTTATGTTCACGGTGGATAGCGATAGCTGGACCGACACAGACACCGACTACCCGAAGCGGCTGATTCGTTCAATCTCCCGCGTGCTGGAAGTCAGCGCGGTGGCGTTCCCGGCATATCCCGGCACATCTATTCAGGCTGCTTCTGAAGGCGAGACACTGGACAGCGTCCGCGCCTCAC